GTTGCAGTCTGTTGTTTATTGAATCCAGCTTTAAACTGTATTTTTTGTAATGGCATAAAGTGACATTATACCCATCTTTTTGTTAATTACTATGAAAAGTTATCGTTATTAAAGAAAGGGCAAGAACCTTCTTCTTGTTTATTCTCTTTTTTACTTTTACCTAGTTTATAGCCCATAAAGAATGCAAAAGCTATAAATAATAAAACGAGCAGCGTGTGCCAAATATAAAACATAAAATTATATATATATATAGTATTAATATCTTTCAGTCAATCCAGCGCCCCTCTGCTTGAGATGCAGTATCATTTTTATCAAAGCCTGGAGGTAAAGGTATTTTTTTTAATGGCATATTTATGCCTATTATAGCATTATTTTTTAGGTAAGATAATATTCCAGTCTATATTAGACAGTAGTTCTTCCAAATTTATTTCTCTTAAACTAGTTGTTTTCATGTATTTAATCAATTCCTGAGTATCTATAAGTATCCATTCCTTATCATTTTCAAATAATACTTTATCTGACTGACTTTTAGAATTTATAAGTTTACCTTTTTTATTAGAATAATCTTTTAAAAATTGTATATTAAATTTTAAATATTGATTAGATAATTTTTTAATAATTCCTTCAACTTGCCAGTCTTCACTGTCGTTCCATTTTATATTTGAAAGGTATTCGTTTACAAACTTTATGTTCATTCAATTAGAATGAAATTTAAATTAATGACTTATGATTTCTTTTAATCTTGCTCTTAGTTTACCAATTAGATTAGAGTAATGTTCATTAATATTTCTAAGAGTTTCTATATGAAGCTGATATTTTTCTATTCTTTCATTTAGTTCTGCGTTAAGCATTACCTCAGATTGTTTAACACCTTTTTCCATTTGATATTTTTCTTCTAGTTCTTTAACTTTTTCTTCTAATTCTTTTATAAGTAAATCTTTATCTTTGATCATTTTTATACCACATAGCTAAAACATATCTATTTCCAGAAATTATTTTTTTTACTCCATGTAAATAGTATTTTCCATCAAAAAATAATGTTCTACCAGTAATAGGAGTAAAAATTGTTCCATCTTCAAAATAAGTTTGGCCTCCTATATAATTATCATTTAAATAACATATAGAAGATAAAGTTGTTTTATCAGAACTATTATCAAAATGAAAGTCTTGAAAAGAATTTTTAGGCCAATAAACAATTTGAGCCCAATCAATAATTGAATTATTAATTGTTTTAGAAATATTATGAATTTTATTTATAAAATCTATTTCTAAGTCTTCTTTTTTTAAATCTAAAGGAAAAACATCTCTAAATTTTTTAGCTTTATTTTTATTTTTTTTATAAAAGTTTATTGCATTTTTGCAAAATTCTTTTGAATTTAAATTATCTTTTATTAATACTATCATTTTTTAAAGTAAGCAGGCAATCCTAAATGAGGTCTGCGATCATATAAGTTTTCTTTTGATCCTTTTGTTTTTACATTATTGTAATGTAAAAATACTTGAGCACAATTTTCTCCTTCAAAAGGTTCTCTCCAATGTTCTAATTCATTACCTCTATAAATAAGCATATCCCCTGGTTTTAAATTAATTTTAACACCTTTTGTCATGTCAGAAACATATTCTTTGCCTTCTACTTGCTTACCTTTTTTAGGATCTGGCTCTAAATAAATAGGCCATTCTGAACCACCTAAATTTAACGTAGTTGAAATTTCACAAGAAAATCTATCTTTATGACGTTTAAGTTCATCTCCTTTTTTATAAATTCTTGCGTAAGAATAATTAGGATTTAATTTTAATCTTGTTGTTTTTTCCATAACTGGAAGTAATTTTAACAATAAATTTTCCATTACAATATCGGCATAATGCGAATATGTGTTTGGCACTTGTACATCTGCCCATATTCCCCATTCACTTGTAAATGGCGAAATGTATCTATTTTCAATAAATGTTTTAGCTACCTGTCTTTTTATTATAAAATAATTATAACAAAAATCCGCAAGTTCTTTAGAAATTGCTTTTTCAATGACAGTGTATTTATTTTTTTTAAAGTTCATACTATTTAAATGGGTACCCTAAATTCCAAAGGACTAAAGAATATCTTGTTCCTTTGGTTACTGGTTTAACCCTATGCCATACATGAGAGGGAAATACAACAATAGATCCTCTTTCTGATATTTCAGCACATTTTCTTACTTGATTTTTATCTGGATCATTATTTCTAAAATCAAATTCTAATTCTCCTCCTTCATAATCCTCAGGATTTGATAAAGAGCAGGTCACGGACAACTTTCTAATTTTATTGTGTTTATAAGGTTCATCTGGGCAAGTGTAAGGTACTGGCCAAGAATCACAATGCCAATCATAATATTGATTTAATTTATATTTTGTAAACTGACAATTTTCAGACCAGTCCCATTCAAAATTCCATCCAGCTAATTTATTTGCTTCATGAATGTAAGGATGTATTTCTTTATATATCCAATTATCATTTAACCATACTACATTTGAATCTCTTTTTTGTTTTAAATCATTAATTTCTTCTTTAGTTAGAGGAGTGCCTTTATTTGCTTTTTCTGATAGATTTCCAATAAGTGCTAATTGTTCTTTTTGTAAAGAAGCATATTTAATAACTTCATCACAAAATCTAGAAGTTAAAACACTTTTAAAATAATAATAATGATGATGTAAATTCATACTTTATGTTTTAATATAATTTATTTTTATAATATTAAAACAAAAACGTCAAGTTTAAATTTTTAAGAAATAGACCAAGTTAATGTATTTGAATTCCAAGTAAAATCATTGTTTTCTTGATCTTTTGCTATCCATCTAAGATTATTTTCATCCCAGTTTATAAAATACCTTTTATTTTGTTCATCAACAATAATGATAGGATATAAAATAGGAGCTACCCAATCTCCATTTGAATCAAGAGTCCAAGATGAATAGGGTTGTTGAGATATAAACATATCTAAATTAGAATCATATTTCATTCCAATACTAGCATATGTTTTTCTAAAATTACTGTTGTAAGAAGTTTGAACATATTTTACTCCATTGAAAGATAAAGGATTATAAGATTGAAAATATAAAGCTGCTTGTTCAGATAATTCTCCACCATTATTTGCAATATCTTGATTACAAGCCGTAAGAACTCTAATTACTGTATTATTTATATCTAATTCTGCAAAATGAGCCATATGATTAAGTAATTGTAAAACTTCCTGGAACTGTAAATGTTAAAATAGTAGCAGATCCATCAGGAGCTGGACTTGTTGTTTTAGTATTTGTTCCTGGTGAAACAGAAATTCTAGGTCCATTAGATCCTTCTGTTCTTACAATAACAATACCTGAGCCTCCCTGTTTAGATGGATTAACTTGACCACCGCCTCCTCCACCTCCTCCAGTGTTAACTGTTCCATCTGATCCTCCAGAACTTCCTCCACTTGGATTAGCGTCTTGCATACCATTTCCACCACCTCCTGGTCCTCCTGTACCACCAGAAACTGGTACACCAGAATCATTACCCCCTCCACCACCGCCACCACCTCTTGTAGTAGAAGTTCCATTAATTGAATTTGCTAAACCATTTCCTCCTGGACCTCCACTTGTTGGAGTACCTGCAGTTCCTGCAGATCCTGCACCTCCGCCTCCACCAGCTGCTTGTGGAGAAGGGACTCCATTTGCTCCATTATTTCCTTGTGATGGACTTACTGGAGGAGTGTTTCCATTTCCAAATCCTGGAACTAAACCACCTGCTCCACCACCACTACCACCTGGTCCTCCTGTTGCTGCTGGAAAACCTCCGCCTCCACCACCACCTGTAGATGTTATAGTTGAAAATATTGAATTACCACCTTGTGAACCTCGACCACCTGGATCTGGAACTGGATTAGAAACCCCTGCACCTCCATTACCAACTGTTATACTTACCGGTCCTGGACCAAAACTAAGTTTAGTTCCCCCTGGAAAAGATGTACGGAACCCTCCTGCTCCTCCACCACCACCTGATCCTCTGTTACCTCCACCACCACCACCTGCTATTACTAAATAATCAAAAGAAACAACAGCTGCTGCTCCTCTAAATTGACCAATTGCAATTTGTCCTGATGCTGGTATTGGTCCATTAGGTGCGGGTGTTCCGGGACTCACTAAAGGTCCTCCTAAATAATATTCTGATAATGCTATTGGATTTGATCCACCAAATTCTGTTTGAATATTGGAAAGTCCAACGTTAGTGCTAGGGACAGCCATTTTTTAAGCCCCCTTTTTTAAATAATTAATTTGATTTTGTAAGTTTTTAACACACTCAATTAATAAACAAGTTAATCTATCATATTTAATTGCTTTTGTTCCATCAGGTCTAGTTCCTACTATTTCTGGTAAAACTTGTTCTATTTCTTGAGCAATTACTCCAACATCTTTTTTTCTATTAAAATAATTATCTTCTCCGCCTCTTGAATCTAAGAAATCTTTTTTCCAATCAAAATAAACACCATTTATTTTTGAAACCATGTCCATTGGATTAGATATGATATTAATGTTTTCTTTAAATGTTATATCTGAAGAATAAAAAGCAACTACATCATTAGTAGCTCTTATAAGTCCAGTCGTACCACCTGCTGGAGTTCCTACTCCTAGTGAGTCATGTTCAACATCATCACTTGTTCCAAGACCTATAGAAGTTCTTGCTGTTGCACCAGATTCAGCAACAAAATTTGATCCATTTCCAACTATAAAATTATTATCTGTTGGAGTTAAACCAGCTATATCTGATAATTGTGCATCAAAAGCTTGAACATCTGTTCCCACTACTAATCCTGCTAATTGATTTGTTATCTCTACAACGTTAGTTCCATCCGAGTAAACTAAAGCAGCATTTTTTTCAGTAGTTGTAAAAGTAAATCCTGTACCTCCTGCTGTTTTAAACTGAACAGTAAAAGCACCTATTGTGCCATTAATTAAGGTATACGTTTTTTCAATTCCATCTGGAATTGTAACTACTTGGTTTCCTGTAATGGTTCCAGTAAATTTTATAACTGCATTTCTTGCATTAGATAATGCTGCATTTGACATTACAAGAGCTGTAGTTTGAGCTCCTCCTGCGATAGATACTTCTTGGTAACCCGCAATCGCTTGTTGTAATAAATTTAAATTTGTATTTGTGATATCACCCCATGTACCAGCGTTTTCGCCAGTTACCATTAATTCTAGTTTGAGGTCTGTAGAATAACTTGATGCCATATTAATTCCTTATGTTTATTTTATATAATTTAAGCAGCCGTGTCAAC